GATAATAACTCCTTTGCCACCATGCCTATCATAAACCTGCCAATTGAACCTACTGACCAGAGTATTACCGAATTTAAGACGCAAGCGCAGACCGTGTTTTCAGGATGCATGGAGAATACTGATGTCACATTTGTTGACTACCTCAAGAGGGACGTTAAAATATTCATCGTTGACAACCGTTTTCTGCTGCCGCAGATCGCGAAGATGATTGATTCGTCGGATCTTGATGAGATTGCCAGCCAAGTGCTAAACTTACCATTACTTAGCGAAGCGTGCTTCATTCTACTTCCTCCCCTTTCTGTGATGGCTAAGAGGCTTCTTTCCTCCAGTGATTCCTACCCTGACATCTTCCTCACTAAGGTTCCAACTCGCGTGCTTAAAGCTCAATCTGACAACTCAAGATCCACTGCTCTGCTGAAATTCATGCCCAAGGTTGTTACGTCATCCACGACTGCCTCTGACATGCTGACGATGTCTGTACAGAATGCTGACGTTTACACGTTGACCCCCGATGTCATCGGAATGCCACTTCGTCGCTATGCAGAGAAATCTCATTATCCCTCAGCTTTTGATTTTGGAAGTGCACATCCATCAAACTGGCGTCGCTCAGTCATCAAGGCTTCAAACTCTCTTCTGATACCAATGGTGCCGGTCATGTCCACTGCGAAGACCTTATATCTGGACGCCGATTTCTCAACTTCTGACGATAGAACTGGCATCTTTTGGCGTCTTTCTGCCTCTGCGCGTATTCGAGCTCGACAACGTGGTGTGATTGTACTCCCCTCAATGATCAAAACATTCTACGAGAAAGAACGTGGTCTGAAAAGCGCACCAGTTCAACTTCGCAGAGAACACAAGATGGCTGCCAGACTCCTGAGGATTCCTTTTGGACGAGTGCCCTCCGAAACTTCCTTTCGTCGAGACATGGTTCAATGTTGTGATCTGCTCGTTTCCACCTCTGTCCTGAACAAGCTTTTGAGTCCAACTGAGGCTGGTAAATCACCTCCCTTTGACAAATACGTGTTTCATGGTGTGCCAGTTGAGTTCATTAACAGAGTCTGCCCTGACATCGGTACACAAGCTCTCGGCCGAGACACCAATGGATATCTGCAAGAATGGTTGATTATGTTATTCCTGATGTCTGACTATATCACCTCCACCACCAGCCGCCGGCGCCTGACTCTTGTCACCAACTTTGACCCAATGCGAAAGTGGTACGACATCACCTTGCTGAAAATCACCAATACCTACTATCAATGTCAAGAGATGATGACGCCTCCAGCCATCTCTTCTTTTGGTGTGTGCAGTCAGAAAGGCACTTTCAAGTCCACTCTCAGCAGTTGGTTGTCTCAAGTCATCGTGCGCGGCGTCAATCTCTTTCCTGAAGGATCGATTGTGGACTCTGACGATCTTGGCAGCAAACTGGATCCAACATTCGAGAGTGAGTGGGAGACTAACGTCATCGAGAAAATTGGTATGCCTGTCATCATTCGTGGGCTCACGGAAGAAGGTGCTTTCAAGATAACCACTGACACCATGTTTGACACGTATACACTGTTCAGACAACTATACGATCGGATGATTGTTCCAGTTGCTCGGCATTTCTTTGACTACTCAGTCGCATCTGGTAGGAAGATGATCTTTGCGCATTGCGACAGTGAGTTCCTTGACAACTCTTTCCCTTCTCCGTTCTATCGCACTCACATCACGATCGACAACTACGGCAACATCCTGAACCGTCCAAACCGAGTTGGTGGCGTTCTAAGCCAGTACGTACTTGCTGAGTGCTACCGTCTCATGGCCACGTCCTGCAAATCCAGACCGATTGCCAAGCTGTTGAAGGCTAAGTTGGTGCCCTGGTGGGAGTTTGACAGTCATGTGAAGCGGATGGGAGGCACACCTGTTCACTACTCACTTGGAGTCAAGATTCAACCTGAGTTGATGAGAGACGCTGGATATTGCGGTCATCTGATTGATCATGCGCGCGTCGAAGTACTTCAAGCGATGTGGGTTCCTGAAGCAGTGGATGAGAGTTTCTTCCATAACCCTCCAAGCATGCCATTGACCATCCATCTGGCGGATTCCAAGTACAACAGGTATGAGCCCATCGGTGAACACAATTTGAACATCCCTGTTCTGATCGACACCTCCACCTCTTACCTTTCTGAGACATATCTTCCAGCTGGAGTCGTGTTCACACCAACGAAAAGATTCACAGTGGAGGGGTGTGACTTTAACTGCTGGAGGGGGAATCCAATCACTTTCAAGGGTACTCTGAGTTGGTGGTCTACAGCTGGTGAGTGAGTGCCATGGGGCTCCTGACTACTTCAGATGGTCCGCCGGTCAGCGGCTGAAGGAATAAGGGGCTTAAGAGATTTTCATC